TCATGCAGCTGTCGCGAACCACCGGGAGACGGTGTGCGCGCCGTGCCGGTCGAGGTTGAACCGGGTCCGGTCGTAGTGAGTGGTGGTGCGTGGGTCGGAGTGACGGGCGAAGACCTGCGCGTCCCGGAGCTCGAGCCCGGCATCCAGGGCGCCGGTGATCGCCGCATGCCGGAGCGAGTGCGGATGGATCGTGCCGGGCAGCCCGGCTTTGCGGGCGAGGATCTTGATCCATGAATACGCCGACCCGCGATCGTGCTTCTCACCGTTGCGGCGCAGGATCAGCGGGCCCGTGTCGCGGCCGGCACGGCACTCGTCGATGACGCGCAGCACCGGGACGGGGATCGGGATGATCGCGGGCTTGTCGCCCTTCCCGACCACGCGGAGGGTGCGGTAGCCGAGTGGATCGTCGGCGAAGTCCTCGATGCGGACGTTGCATGCCTCGGAGACGCGCAGGCCGAGCATCCCCATCAGCACGACCAGGCATTCGTGATGCGGGCTCGTGTCGCGTGCGGCGCGCAGCAGGTTCCCCATCTGCGCCCGGTCGAGCCAGGCGATCGCGGACGGGTCACGGTGCACCTTCGGCATCCGCAGCCGGGTCGTGGGGTCTTTGACGATCAGGTCATCGTCGGCCGCGATCGAGTAGAACGTCTTCAGCACGCCGAGCCGATGCGCGACCGTCGACGGGGCGTTCGCCCGCTCCGTCTCGAGGTGCCGGGCGAACAGCTCGATGTGCGCGCGCTGCGCCTGCAGAGGGCGGATGCCGACCCGAGCGCACCAGTCGTAGAAGATCCGCATGTCGATCTCGTACAGCTTGCGGGTCTCGCCCTTGTACCGGGCGAGGAACCCGGCCGCGGCGATCAGGTCCGCGGTCTCGATAGCGGACGTGGCAGGGGTTGAGATAGCGTCGAACATCGACGGCTCCAATCGATACTTGGGGTTCGTCAGCCCCTGCGGATGTTGGCGCATCTGCAGGGGCGCTTTGGTTCGCCCGACCCTACCCCCGACCCGACCGGAATACCAGGTCTAACGGTTGAAGGCGTCCAGTCTCCTGAACGCCTTCAAGTGCGCTGCCACTCGCGCTCCGCCCCCGAAAGGGCACCGGGACTTGAACCCGGACCTCTACGACCGTCATCGGCCTACCGCTACATTAACCGAACTGGCCTCTATCTGGGCTGGATGATCCTGGGGAGCGTCGGCGCGATGAATGACGAGTACGAGCAGAACGTGGCGGCGTTGCAGCATTGGCTGTTCATGCAGACGCTCGAGGATCTCCGAGAGCGCTGCGCCGCGGTCGGCCATCTCGTGGGTGGCGCCGACCGGTACAGTGCGCTGGGGATAGCGCCTCTTGTGCGGAAGCTCATCGTCGACAAGAGCAGTCTCATCAAGACGGTGAACCGGGAGCATCGCCTGCGCATCACCTTCCCTCTTCGGGACATCACCCACGACCTCTCTGCCGGCGGCACTCTTGATGCGGTTTTCACGCGGCACTTGCTCGATCGCGAGCAGCACCTGACCCTCGATCGATTCCTCTCGGCACCCGCATTCCGGATTGCAGGGCAGTGGGTGTCCGTGGTGAACACGATTCGCTACTACGCGAACGTCGAAGGCGGCGTGCACCTCGGTGAGGCGGAGACCGACGCACAGCGAGCGATGATGGCAACGGCCGCGCCGAGCACGTCCGGCGCTGACGTCATGATCACCGTACTCGCGGCCCTCGGTGACGTCGTCCTGGACGGCCTCCACGAGCTCGTCACGACGATGAAAGCCAACCCGGCTGAGCCGACCCACGCCAGTGGGACCGTCATCCTCTGGGACAGCATGCCGGCCGCACCCGAGCCGCCCAGGTGATGTCCCGGGAACGCAGAAGAACCCCCGCCCCACCCGGTGAGGGGTGAGACGGGGGTTCTTCTTTCGGGTCAGAGTGCCGAGTTCCGGCGAGATCTGCGCGGATGGATAGACTTCGCTGGGATATTGAGGGGGTCCAGTTCATGGCAGAACGCACGCGGACGCACGTCCGAGGAGACATTCAGGGGCTCCGAGCCGTCGCTGTACTGATGGTGTTCGCCAATCACCTGTTCGGATGGCCCGCTGGCGGGTTCGTTGGCGTTGACGTGTTCTTCGTCATTTCCGGGTTCCTGATCACCGGACTGCTGGTCCGAGAGTACGAACGCAGCGGACATATTTCGTTCACTGGGTTCTACTCGCGGCGAGCTCGCCGTATCCTGCCAGCAGCCATCGTGACCCTCGCGATCACCGTCGGACTCAGCTTCGTGCTGTTTCCCGCATCGAAGGCCGTAGGCATCCTCTGGGACGGAATCGCTTCGTTCTTCTTCGTCGGTAACTGGCGGTTCGCAGCCACCGGAACGGACTATTTCGCCGCGGGGACGCCGTCACCTCTGCAGCACTTCTGGTCGCTATCGCTTGAAGAGCAGTTCTATTTTGTATGGCCGTGGTTGATGCTCGGCATCCTGATCATCGGAACCAGGCTCGTCAAGCGAAGCGTCGAGGGAGCGATTCGCGCCACCGGGATCGTCATGCTCGTGATCGTAGGGGTCTCATTTGCTCTCGCCGTCATGCAGAGTGCATCCGAGCCCACGATCGCTTACTTCTCGACACTCACACGCGTGTGGGAGCTCGGTGTCGGTGCTGCTCTCGCGATCTTCGCCCCAGTGTTTTCTCGCCTGCCGTCGCCCGCACGCGACATGATGTCGTGGGGCGGACTCGCGGTGATTGCTGGAGGCATGTTCGTCATCTCGCCGGAGAGCACGTTCCCTGCGCCGTGGGGCCTCATCCCGGTGTTGGGATCTGCACTCGTGCTCGCCGCCGGAATCGGTACGGAACCGGCTTCGAGCGTGCTCCTGAACAACCCCGCCTCTAGGTACATCGGCGACATCTCGTACAGCCTCTACCTCTGGCACTTCCCTGTGATCATCCTCGGAACCGCCATGTTCCCGGCCCAAGGAATCTGGTATTTCATCGGGGCAAGCGCTGTTGGCATCGTCCTCGCAGTCTTGTCGTTTGAACTCATTGAGCGACCGCTACTTGCTTCCCCATGGCTACGTCCTCAGATTCCGGGACGAACTCGGCGAGAATCGTGGGCGCAATGGCGTCGAGACCAAGCTTCCCGCGTCCGGATGGTCACGGCCACCGTGCTGATGCCAGCGACCGTCGCGCTCATCGTCCTCGGCATGTTGTTCCCCCCTGGTGCTCTCAGCCCCGAGCAGGTCGCGCTCATCAACAAGATCAATGCGGAGCAAGACTCACAGCGGGGCGATGAGCCGGAAGAGGCCGCGAACACCAGCGAAATCGCCCAAGGCGTTGCGCGTTCGCTAACTGCTGTTTCATGGCCTGAGCCTTTGACTCCATCCATCGGCTCTGTGGCCGAGCAAGGCCGACCTGAAGAAGAGGACTTCGACTGCAGCAACTCGGACTCGACACGATGCGTATTCGGTGACCCGTCAGACCCCAGCATCCTCGTCTACGGTGATTCTCTCGCAACGACTCTGCTCCCAACGGTGCGCTCCGCGTACGAGCAGGACCACCGCATCCGCGGTCTTACACGGTTCGCTTGCGCCGTCACTGATGTCAGCGTCGAGTTTGCGTCGGCTAAGGATGAGGATGCGTGTCTCGCACACCGTCAAAACGTTCGTTCCCTCGTCGCCGCGATGAAGCCGTCAACCGTGATCGTGATTCAAAACTATCTTTGGGCTAACAAGCTGTCCTCCGGCGCGACCGGCAAGTCCCTCGAAGATGAGTGGCGGGCTGGCGTCACTTCCCTGGAGAAGGATCTGCTGGCGGCGGGCGCCTCCGAAGTGCTGTTCGTGACACCCCCGCCGGAGGGAAAGTCGATCGTTGACTGTGCAACTGCCGGATCGGCACCGTCGGCGTGTGTCAGCGATATCCCGGGGGTCTGGGAGCAGATCCGGCGGGTCGAAGCATCGATGTCAATCAAGCTCCTCGACGAGACAGACATGTTCTGCGTCGAGAACAAGTGCCCGGTCATCAACGGCAGCACGATCATCCGCCGCGATAACGTGCACCCCACCCGGCAGTATGCGAAGCAGATCGCTGCGGAGTGGCGAGCGCGTGCAGAGGCTCTCATAGGAGCCTCTGCACGCTGATCTCACGTCTCGTACCAGATGCCGTCCATCCTGACGAATGCGATCGTTCCTCCACCACCTGGCACCGCGACATCAGCTCCACTCTTGAGGCGGATCTTTGTAGAGTGCTTGATCGTCACGGCCGCGGCTGTGCCGTTCCTCATGAACAGGGTCTGCCCGTTGCAGCCCCGCGTGAAGTCCGCGATAGAGCCTCCGCCCGAGCCGGCCGACGGCAATGAGATGAACGACCTTCCGAACACATCGACTTGTACATTCGCCGCGGTCACATCTGTCGCTGAGGCGATCGAGGATTCCCCGAAGGGACGGAAAATGTTGTCGCCGAGCGAGTTGAGCGAGGTCGTCAAGACGCTGCCAGGAGTACCGGTTGTGTGGACGCCAACGACCCGGTTCCTAGAACCGAGCGTTGCAGCCACTTCCAGCAATGCGCCCGTGTTCGCACCCGAAGGGTAGAACACGGATGTGCCCTCTACTGTGCATCGAGAGCCACTCAGCCGAAACGTCGCAGACGTCCCAACGGCGTGACTGATCTGCACGTCACGGATCGTGACGTCCTCTGCAAGATCGAAAGCTGGGATGGCACCGCAGAACTCGAACTTCGAACTGACGATCGTCGTATTCGATCCCTTGAACCACGCCGTTCCCCTTCCGGATGACTGCAGGCTCAGCGGTGTCACGCACTGCACGCCGATGATCTGATTGTGGCGTTTCCGGCTTGCTCGCAGTTCTGGGGAACTGCTGTAGTCGATCTCCGGTGCAGAGATGACTGGCACGGCATCGAGGGTGTTCTTCGTGATCTGTGTCCCCACGATCGCGTTCTCCAGCCCACCGAGTACGATCGGCGACTTGGTGCTGAGGTTGGGGATATTGCCGAGCTCGAACTTCGACCCCACGAAATGGTTGTCTCTGGAGTTTCCCTCAATGCTTAGCGCCAAGGGCGTGTGCTCCATGCGCAGCGCGAAGTGGTGGTTGGCATTGGAGTTATCAGTCAGACCGTAAAGCCGGTAGGCGTACGCGAAGTCACTGTCGCCGTCTGCGTACCCGCATGTCTGAATCTGGACGTTCTGGAGAACGCAGTCCCACATGTCCCCGGCGTGGATCGCACCGAGCTTAAAGCCAGAGATCATCACATTCTGGAAGTCCCAGTCTTGGATGATCTGAGCATCCAAGGCCAGGCGGTCGACCTGCGCCTCCGAGTTCCAGAAAGGGTGTCCCTGAATGTTCAGATTCCGGATCGCGTTCCGTCGAGTCCTGCCACCATTTGACCTCATATCAATGAGCGGACCGTTTGACTCGGGCCCGGCGACGATTGTTGCCAGTCCGCCCTCAACCTGAATGCACTGGTTACCGTTCAGCCTCAAGTAGAGAGTCCCTTCCACCAGGCACACCTTCCCCGGGCGCGCATGCACGATGGCACCTCCTGCCGCACGAGCAGCATCAAATGCCGCGTTCCACTGCGCCGTCATGTCGGTGCCAACGACCCCCCAGCCTTCGGCGACTGCGCGAGTTGCGGGATGCGCCACGAGCGCGTTAGATCCCGATCGTGACAGCATCGTGGTCACCAAAGCATTCGACGACCCCACTTCCCCAGCACCGTAGATGATGACCTTCTTGCCGATGTCAGAATCATCGATCCCAGGCATCCACACGGTGCTAGACCCGATCGTCGTGGTTGGGCGGACACGCTTACTGTCCCATGGCCCGTCCACGACGATCACACCCAACGAAGCCTCGATCGCTGCATCTACGCCTTCACTGATCGTGGCCGAAAGCTGAGCCGCCGTCGCCGACGTGCCGTCCGCGATGATGCCGCTCATCAGGGCGTCATCGATCGTCTTCGCGTTGTCCAGCGCGGTCGCCACATCAGCCACCGACTGCGGCATGTACTTCTCGGGCAGCTTGTCGTTCTCGTCCAGCCGGGGAAGCTTCACATCAGCCATCACGCCTCCAAGGAAATACGGACGGCCAAGCCGTCAGGGGTCATCATCGAATCAGGTGCGGTCAGCACAACCGTTCCCGGGTCTGCCGCCTCCGCTGTGGGTGCAGACACGTGCAGGCCAAGCCCGGTGAGGTGCAACGTCGCCGAGGTGTCATCAGCAGTCACCCGAACCTGCTGCACCTCACCAGCAGCCACCGGTCAGCCCTCGACGCGAGCTCGAGCGGCCTGCAGCTCAGTGTTCTGCTCGTCCGGGTCCAGATACGACAGGTCCGAGAGGATCTGATCGCGAGACGGCCCGGACACCGCAGGCGCGGTCGCGTTCACCGCAGCCAGCCCGGCGACCGGGACACCCAGATACGCGGCGACAGCGAGCGCCACAGTCAGCCAGGCCGGCGTACCAGCGTCCGTCGCCGCAAAGCCGACCTGGATCGCACCGAGGAACACGATGCCGACCACGTAGACGGTGTAAATGACCTTCCGCACGGTCGCGGAAGTGATGACCTTGCCCAGGTCGGTGGGAAGCGGTGCGCTCATGATGATGCCTTTCAGCGTGGGAGGCCTTCCGGCCACGGAGGGAGAGGGATGTTGTGTGCGGCCATGTGGTCGCGCTGGATGCCGATGAACGCCCGATAGCCACGGTTCTCGGCTTCGAGGGTGTCCAACCGCGCGTCTGTGCGTTCGCGGTAGCGGGCGAGCTCTTCCTGCAGCTGATCGATCAGCTGGTTCTGGGATGTCGACTCCACGGTCGCCGCGGCAACCTGCGCGTCACGCCGCGACCGGCGGTCAGCGACCCTGTGCCCGACGATCGCGCCGACGAGCAGGCCGACCGCGCCGATGATCGCGATGATGATGTCCTCGCTCACACCCACCCCCAAGACGGGGTGCACATGAGGATGAGCGCCGCGAGACCGACGGCCAGGAGCACGCCGAACCCGATCCACTCCCGAAGAGGGATCGGGTGTCGGCGTGCCTGCCCGTGCTGGATGTTCGAGCCACGCATCAGACCCCGAGCGCCTTCCGGGTGCGCGGACCGACGATGCCATCCACGGTGAGACCCGAACGCTGCTGGAACTCCTTCACCGCGGCCTTCGTCGCGGGCCCGTTGATCCCGTCGACAACGAGCTTCCCCGCGTACAGCGGGTAGTTGCTCTTCAGCTTCGCCTGCACGGCACGGATCAGCGCATCACCCGACGAAGCGGGCGGGAAGCCCGCCGCATCTGAGCGCGGTCCCCAGATGCCGTCAGCGGTCAGCCCGTGCGCCTTCTGGAACGCGCGGACCTTCGAGTCCGTCTCCGGCCCCCAGATGCCATCCTGACCCGCACCAACAACACGCTGCACGTCCTTCACGGACCGGTTCACGGTCACGTGACCGGATGCGGTCGCAGCGCCACCAGCCGCGAGAGCGCCCGTGTACTCGTAGTGCCACGGCTCGACCTTCGAGAACCCGTACCCTGCCGGGTTGAAACCGAAGCTGGGTGCGTTCGCACGCAGCCACTTCGCGCGGGTCGTTCCCGACCGGGTGACACCCGCATCCGATCCAGAATCGCGGAGGTCGAGAGCACGCGGACCCCGCGGGCCGGACTCTTCGTGGTTCGAGTATCCAGGAGGGGCGGCGAGGTTGCCCTTCCCCGCGAGGTACAGGTCACGCAGCCGCTGCTGCTCAGCCCGGGTGCGGGTCCCGGAAGACACCAGCAGGTCGAGCTTGAACTTCGCCATGAACGCGGCACGCATCCGCTCGAACGCGGCCGCGACGTTCTTCTCCACACGCTGACCATTGATGGTCGTGTACTGGTAGGCCACGATCGGCCTCCTCTCAATCGGGTATGCGAAAGCCCCCGCACGCGACGGGGCTCGGGGGGTGGGTTCAGGCGCCGGCCTGGATGACCAGCACGCGCCGGTTCTGTTCCGCGCAGATGACACGCTGACCGACTGTGTGCGGCACGAGCGACTGTGCCGGAGTCGGGATCGGGAGCCCGTCCCCGTCGATATCCCCGTCGAGGTTGATCAGCAACGGGGACAGCTGCGCCACCGTGCCGTACCGGATCGTCGCGACCCGGGCCATCCGGGCGATGATCTTCTTGAGCGTCTCGACGACGGGCCCCATCGGGTCGGCCATCACAGCACCTCCCGCCACTCCGCGGCGATGTCGGCATCGAAGGTGAAGTTTGTCGACATGCGCTGCACGGTCGCCAGACGCTGGCGCCCGTCCTCGGGGATGAACTGCACGAGCGCGTTCTGTTCCAGCTGCAGTAGTGCGTGCGTGACCGTCAGGCGCGAGACTGGGTCCATCCCGTCGCGCAGCTTCCGTGCCGCGTACGTGTCGATCACCGTCTGCGACTCCGCTTCCACACCTTCCTCGGTCGCGGTGATCCACCGGCCACGCGCCTGGAAGCTGAACGGCGACTCTGGGTTCTCATTCACCGCGACACCGACAAGCGGCGGAGTCTCCTCATCTCCCTGCGCGACCGCGATGAACCGGTTCGGGACCGACGTCATGTCCCGCTCTGACGTCCAGTCCGGGAAGTGCACGGATGTCTCACCGTGCTCGAAGCTGTACGACATGGGCCGCAACGACGGGTCAACGTACGGCTCTACCCGGAACAAGCCGCTGCCGTCACACCACAAGCTCCAGTAGCCGGCGGCTTGAAGCAGGTCGTTGATGATCCGCAGCTTCGACGTGCCCGCCTCCCACGTGAGCGCCGATGACAGCACAGCATCCGAGTCAGTGACCGCGACCCGCGTCTCCCCCGTGGAGACGATCAGGTCCCGCACGGTCGCGACGATCTGCGCGCCCGCGGTGAGCGAGTACCGGTCCTCGACGGTGTCCTCCGCGATGACGTTCATCTTCGTCAGCAGACCCACCTCGAAAGTGACACCGAACGCCGTGTGCTTCTCCGACGGCGACGACAGCAGGTAGGTGCCCCAGGGCCACGAGTCCTCACCGTTGTGGAAGATCGCTCTGACGCGGTTCGACATCCAGTCGATGGCCTGGCCGCGCTGATCGAGCGTGAGACTCCCGGACCCGCCGAGCGTCGACTGTGCGACGATCTCCCCCGACCCCCCGGTCACCCCATCCAGGGCACCGAGGGGTCGATCGTGGGAATCGAGGAGCTCGAACGACCAGGAACGCATGTCACTCCTCTGTCGCTTCAGTCAGCGTGAAGCTGTACCCCCAGAGCGAGTTCCATCCGTCCGGATGCCACTCTGACCCCTGGCGGCCCAGCTGGATCTGCCCGATACCGCCAAAGATGCGGCGCCCGTCCGGGTCACGGAACAAGAACAGCGGCTCCGGAACCTGTGCGAGCTCGGTCAGCTTGTCCGCAGATGCCGTGTCGTCCTCGAGGTCGGATGTCGACCCCGTGACCGCGACGATCCGTTCAAGCGCTTCGCCAGTGAGAACCACCGGCAGCGGCCTTCCCGCGAACTGCTTCGATGCTCGCGCACGGCCCGCAGTGATCGTGTACTGCGGGTCGAACGGCAGCCTGCATGTGGTCATGAACCCCGCCCCACCGCTGAGCCACAGGGCGCCCGAACGGGCGGGCACGATGATCTCCGTCACCGTCGCCGCACCCTCCGCCGTGAACCCGGTAGCCCGGTACACGATATCCGCGTACGACGGGGACCGAGAATCGATGAACGTCGCACCCGCAGGGCCATCCATCAACGGCACCCACCGTGTGCCACTCAGCCGTTCGACGGTCATCCGCACCGCCGCAGGAGGCAACGGGGCCACGACCTGCACGTCCGTTGTGTCGGGGACCGCATCCCACAGCACCACACGCCCACCCGTGGTGAGGTCGTCGACCTCGATCGGTCCCTCGATGCCACCAGGTGCGACAGTGAGGGTGACAACCCCGTTCTCCTCCGACCACTCTCCGAGGAAGATCGGCGGAGCCGGCGGATCGAACACGACCGTGAACGCCTGCTCGGCCCACAGCGACATGACATCGCCAGTCGCGGCGCGCGCCCGCACCTTGAAGTCCCCCTGCGCGAGACGAGACGTGAACGTGAACGAACCCGTCGCCCCCGACCCAGAACGCGCCTCGATGACCGTCCCCGCGGCGGTCTGCAGCTCGAGCTCCCACGAGGACTGCGGACGCCCCTCCGGCTGAAACCACGACCAGGTGACAGTGAGGGTGGACGCATCCCAGTCGGTGTCCGGCTGTGTGATCGCGACACCCGGCCGGGTGATCACCGTCACCACAGCCACCGCAGACCACGGAGAGAACGCCGGGTCGGTGCCCTTCGTGCGTACCTGCCACTCGACATCGCCGAGCGGGAGGGACACGTCACGGAAAGCAGCGGTGGCGCCCGTCAGGGTCGTCCACGATCCACCGACAGGACGCCACTGCAGCTCGTACGCAGACTGCGCAGACGAGTCCACCGGGTTGTGAGTCCACGACAGCCGCACGGCAGCGTCAGACGCCCGCACAGCCCCGTTCGGAGCCAGGTTCACAGGCGCGGCCGGCGGGGCGATCAGCTGCACCGTGTTCGACGACGCCGACCATGCGCCCTGCACCCCACCAGGGGCGACGCCGCGCAGCTTGTACGTGTGCGGGACGCCCGGATCCGGAGCGACATGCGTCCACGGCAGCGACACGTTCGTCGCGACGACTGTCGTGTCGTCCATGACATCGAAGCCGGTCACGAACGGCGGGACCGTCGACGCCTTCACGACGATGTCCATGCCCGAACGCGTCGCCGACACGCCCGTCGGTGCCACCGGAGACGTGTAGACCGTGGCGGTGGCCGACCATGCCGACGTTCCCGCGGCAGCCACGCCCGCGACACGGTACCTGTACTTGTGCCCTTCTGAGGCGGTCGTGTCCGAGAAGGACGTCACATTTCCCGACGGCGCACCAACCTGCTGCCACGCGCCATCATCCGTCTGACGGTGCACCACCGCGCTGGTCGTCGTCCCAGCCTTCGACCAGGACAGGTCGATGCGGGTATCCGAAACTCGATTGAGGGTCAGCCCCGATGGCGTCTGTGGGATAGTCGGCAGCGTCAGGACGGCCGTGTGCGCCTCGTTGATGTTGCCGTACGTCAGTGTCATTCGCACCGTGACCGACGCGTTCCCATTGCCGTCATGGTTCACGGTCAGGAAGTACGGGCCGTCGTTCCAGCCCGTCATCCCGGAAGGCAAAAACGGTGACGCCGAATGCCGACCGAGCTCCCCAACACCATCGATCGACGCGATCTGCACACCAGCGCCGTTGAAGTACGAGCCGGAGCCCTTCGACATCTGGTTGTACGCGTACACCGTCGACTGGTTGGCGCCGACGTTGGTCGAGTACCGGTCGTAGACGAGCTTGAACGTGACGAACGGGCTCGACTTCGATACCGAGATCTCAGGCACAGGCCACCCCCTCCGGGTACGCGAAAGGGCGAGACCAATCGGTCTCGCCCCTCCCTTTGGTTCGTCAGATCGTCGGGAACTCCGACCGCATCTGCTGACGCGACGGGAATCGACCGTCAGCAACCTCCTCGAGGTACGCGACGAAGTCGCGATCCCCGACACGGAGCACCATCGTCGACCCCGCCTGCAGGCCAGCCTTCAGTGCACGGGACTCGTCGTGAGTGAGTACCGCTTCCGGCTTCCCGGACCGGTTCACGGCCATGCCACCATGCGGCAGCCACCCGCCTTGGTCGTACAGCTTCGGCACCACACCACCGTTCGCCATCGCAAGATGGACGTGGCTGTAGTGCTGCGCCTTCACCTTCGGCGACCATCCCGAGAACGAGCGGCCGTTGAGCAGCTGCGCGGACCCCGCCGGCGTGTAGATCAACTCCGACGCGTTCGGGAACAGCGACCGGATCGCGTTGAACGTCGCCATCGACGCCGGGACGACATCGATCGCCCGACCCCGCATGTGATACGAGCCCTTCGCGCCATTCGCCGCCGTGTTCTGTGCGACGCTACGGAACCCCGACGTGAGCCGCGCCCCAGGGAGCGCGTTGTGCACGATGTTCCACATCGCCTGCCAGCCCATGCCCGGCACACCCTTACCCGGGGCGCTCTCGAACACCTTCGCGAGGTTCTTCACAAGGTTGATCGGCATCTGACCGACCGTCTTCATGAAGATGTTCCCGCCACTGCCCATCAGCGGCCGGATGATCCCATCGACGATGTGCTTCTGGATCGCCTTCACCGGGTCGGTGAGGAAGTCCCCCACCGTGGATGCCGCGGACACGAGGTTGTCCCACACGTCTCCGGCGAAGTTGCCGAGCTCGCCGAACACGCCACCGTTCTTGAACGCCTGCCCGGTGCGGGCCATGCGGTTCAGCATGTCGACCCCGGCAGGCCCGCCCACCGCGCGGGTGAACTCGGGGCGCATGATCGCCTCACCACCCGACAGCGCCAGGCGCCCACCGGTCGGCGAGAAGAACTGATGAACATCCCGCCCCGGCGTGTACCCGGGCAGGACACCACCGCTGGCGAACTTCACCAGCGGTGCCTTCGCGAGCTTCATGTCCTTCAGCCCAAGCTCGGTCACCAGGTCATTCCAGAACGAGCGGAGCCCGTTGTTCCACACCGTGTCGAGGACGAAGTTGATCGGCACCGCGGCGGCCTTCTTGATCCCGTCCCAGGTCTGCTCGATCGACGACTTCGCGATCTCGAACCCCTTCGCGATCAGATCGATGCCCTTCTTGAACGGAGTGAACACGTTCGTGTCGATCCAGTTCCACGCGGCCTTCATCGCATCCGAGATCGCCTTCCACACCGGCTGCACCACGTTCACGTTCAGCCACGTGAACACGTCCCCCAGCACCTTCAGCCCGATCCCGATCGCGTCGAGGATCGGCTTGATGAAAGTCCCAAAGACCCACTGGAACGCCATCCCGATCGCATCGATCACCGGCTTGATGATCGTGGACCACAGCCAGCCGAACGCGGCTCCAATCGCGTTCAGCGCCGGGCCGATCGCGTTCTCCCACAACCAGCCCGCGACGGCTCCCCAGAACCGGAAGTAGTTCACGATCACATCGAACACGAGCTTGATCACACCGCCGACGAAGTTCACGACGCCGGCGATCCCGTCGAACACGGGCTTCAAGATCGTCTCGTACAGCCACGTCGCGATCTCCCCGATCGCCTGAAACACGGGCTGTATCACGTTCTCCCAGGCCGCGGTGAAGAACCCGGAGATGTTCGCCCAGGCCTCGCCCAGGAAGCGGGTGAACTCCTCCCACACGGCCTTGCCCGTCTCCGTCTGGGTGAAGAAATAGACCAGACCCGCGACGAGTGCAGCTATTGCCGTCACGATGAGCATGATCGGGTTGGCGTTCATGACCGCGTTGAAGGCGGCCTGCGCGGCAGCGCCGACTTTGGTTGCGAGCATCCACTTCGTCAGCCCGCCGGCGGCCGCCACCGCGGACGCCGTGCCCATGGCAACGAATCCGGCGGTGACGACACCGATGCCGATCGCGAGAGGCGTCAGCCAGTCGGAGTTCTCGCCGACCCAGTCAACGAGACGCACGATCGACTTGAACGCGTCGTTCACGAATGCGGTCACCGCTGCGAACATCGCCGTGATCTGCGGCTGGTACTTGGCGATCAGGTTCGCCAGGCCGCGAGTGACCGCAGTCCCGAGATTCGCCTGCGCGGTTCCGATTCCGTTGGTGGCGTCTTTGGCCTGATCCGCGAAGGACGCGAACTTTCCGAGGCCGTTCTCGTTCAGATCGATGATCGCTGCGTTGAACTGGTCGAAGGTGACGTCGCCGTTCTTCATCGCCTCGTACAGGTCGGTCTGCTTCGCGTTCGCCCCGAGCAGCGACTTCGACAGCTGGTCCATCTGACCTGGCATCGCCGACACCATCGACCGCCACGCGGCCATGTCGACCTTGCCCGTCGCGAGCTGCTGCGAATACTGCTCCATCGCGTTCTGCTGGATCTCGGTGGCCTTGCCGCCCGCCAGCAGCGCATTGTTCAGCGCCAGCGACAGATCGGTCGCCTGCGAGAGTCCACCGGTCAGCGGGGCCAGCTGCTGCACGACGCCAGCCATCGCATCTAGCGACGTCGGCAGGCCCGTGAGCCGGTCAGACATCGTCTGAATCGACTTCGCCGCCTCACCCGACGAGTACCCGAGATTCTTCATGATCTTCGGGAAGTTGTTCATGATGTCGACGCGCTTGATCGCACTGTCGATCGACCCCATGACGGTGTTGATCGCCTTCGATGTCACCGCGGCGACCGCGCCACCGACGGCGCCCGCGAGGACCGCCCCCATCGTTTTCCCGGATCCTGTCAGCGTCGATTGGACGTCAGGACCGCCGAGAGCCTTCTTGATGTCGCCAGCGACACCGGGCATCTTCGTGTAGAGGGCTACGTAGGCGTTCGCGATCTCCGCAGCAGTAGTCATACGTCCCCCTCCCCTGCCCGATACGATTCGGGCATGAAGCACAAGAAGCTCATCGGTGGGATGAACACGTCGGTCATCCTGCGGTTCTCGGACGAAGCACAGACGTACGAGATCTTCAGCCCCTGGAAGAACGGGAACGCGAGGCCGAGCCTCAAGCGCCCCGTCGACGTCGTCGCATACGGCGACTTCATTGCATACACGACCTATGTAGCCACCGACGCGCGGCATAAGTCCGGCCTCGGCCGCGCCGCCGGACTAGGGGTTCTGTTCGGTCCCGCCGGCGCGATCGTCGGCGCGATCACCGGCCGCGCCGATTTCGACACCGTGAACCAGATCAGCGTCGCGTTGCGGACCGCCTCCGGAGACCAGTACATCCTGCCGCTGCTGTACGCACCGCTCCGGGGCGAGAAGTCGACGTCAACGACGGCGAAGCTCGCGATGCAGAGCCTCGAGCAAGTGACAGCGAAGCTGGAAGCGACGGGAGCCGCGTTCGACCCGAACCTCTCAGCTCGGATCTGACGCGGCTTCCCGCCGTGCTTGGCGTCGCTCCCACGCGGACGCCTTCGCCGACTCCACGGCCTGCTCAGCTGCGACCTCACCCGCGGCACGCGGGAGGCGCATCGGCTCAGGTTGCTTGCCCTTGCCGCCCGCTTCCGACCATGCGGTCATGCGGATGGTGTGTTCCACCGCCCGAGTCATGTGCGCTTCGGTGGTGATCGCCGCGTCACCACCGATTGCCCGACCGAGGGCGCACCCTCCGGGCAGATGCTCGACGAGGTCCGCGAGCTCGCGCGGGGTTCTTCCTGGTTCGGTACGACCGCCAGCGTCCAGAAGGAGGCGGATGCCGTATTCGGCTTGGAGGGATGCCCGCAGGGCGCTCTCGTTGTTGTTGAGAACGCCCGCGAGCGTCATCAGTTTCCCTGGCCGAGGGCTCCGACGAGATCCCAGACGAACTTCGTGCCGTCCTCCACGCCCACGCGCCCGTTGGTGCCGCGCAGCGCATTCATGACGCGCTTGTAGTCGTCGCCGATGAGGCGTCGCAGCAGGGACGGCATCCGGGATGCGTCCTCCTCGTCGTGGAGTGCGCGCATGTCGTCGAGCACCTCGAAGTCGTCGAGCGCCTCGTGCGGGACGGTCACGACGATGCCGCGGATCGCGACACGGGATGCCTTCACCTTGCGGGTCTTCGGCTTCCCCTCGTCGTCGACTTCACCCGTGGGGGTGTCGATCTCGACCTGCTCCACCTTGGGCTTGTCGTCCTTCGGCTTGCGGTCCTGCGGCTGCTTCGCGCCCTTCGGGACGCTGGTCGATTCGACCTCGTTCGCATCAGCCACGCTCAGGCCCCCGTCTCTTCCAGGTCGGTCGCGAGGTGGGTGTACTCGCCGATGATCTCCCCGATGAACGGGAGCGTCGCGATGTCCGCGTTGTTCAGCACCCGGTCGCCGTTCGGCGCGATCTCGAGGCGCGGGATGATGTACCGCTCCTTCACGGTCGTCTCGTCCGCGTCGTAGAAGTCCAGCACCGCGGCGCGGGCCGTGATCCGCTGGCCGGGGCCGCGGGTCGTCTTCCGGACGCCGGCGGTCACCGTCGAGGTCTTCTCGACGTACCGCAGTCCCATCGTCTGCGCCTTCGACTCGAGCGCGGAGAAGGTGACGGTGGTGCCGGGCTCCGAGATGCGGGTGCGGACGACACCGTTGCCCTGGTGGCCGCGCTTCTTCTCGACGGAGCCGGTCAGCGACTCGGTCACGCCGTCGTCGGACAGCCATCCGACGTCCTCGAACGCGGGGTCGAGCACCCCGTCGATTTCGGTCGGCAGGGTCGTGCCGAGAGGTGCCAGGTGGATGGCGTCGATGTCGGACCCGAAGATCCGCGCCAGTTCAGCATTCACGCCCATGAGCGTTCTCCTTCGGTTTCGCCGACATCAGCCGGCAGCGGTGGTCGCGGCGGGTGCCGCAGCCTGGTCTCGACGCGCGCGCACGCGCATCACGGCGGTGACGGTGTATCGGTCACCGTTGGTATCTGGGTCCGGGTCGAAGTACGGTCCGGCCTGGATGGTCACGCCGCGCACTAGCGGCATTGCTGTGTACTCGTTCAGCAGCAGGTGCTTCGCCTTCGCGGCGTCGTTCGACGCGGTGACGGAGTCGGCTGCGGAGCAGGTCACCGTGATCTGCACCGTCTCCACAGCCCGGTTGTCGGTGCCACCGCCAGTCCGCCACGCTCGCGCGAAACGTGCCGGACGCGGATTCGGGACCTTTGTCGACACGGGCACACCGAGACGCGATCTCAGGAACGCGCCGACCATCGCCTCCGCGTCTGCGAACTCAACGTCCGGCATGACCGACCGCCTTCGTCAGTACCTTGTCGCGCGCTTCCTGCCGTCGGCCTTTCGCGGACTTCGCGCGCACGAACGCGCGTGCTGTGTACCGGTGCGGTACCACGTTCACTTCGAACTCCGGGCCCGCCGCCCGCTGGATGCTGTTGGCGGCAGCCACGACGGCCGCCACGGCCCCGGGGGAGGTCATCACCTGGTTGATGCCGCGCAGCTTTAGCTGCACTCGCACGTCCGTCATGATTCAGCCCTCCACCCTTCGGAGCGTCGCGACGTTCCCGATGCGTCCGAGACGCGGATGCCGCCAGTCCCGCGTGACTCCCTCGACCGTGTAGGCCTTCCCTCGCGCGATCACGAGATCACGGGATCCGAAGATGACATCGGCCGGCATGTACACGGCGGGTTCGACGATGACCCGGTCTTGCCCCTCGCGAGGTTCGGATGTCGACCCCGGGTCGAGCGCGTAGATACCCTTCGTGACCGGGTCACCCCAGGACTCGATCGGGTTCCCGTGCGCGTCCACAGCCCCGGCCACGAACGGCATCCAGAGCACATCCTCGCTGACCTGCCTCACGACGGCCCCACATAGAACGGCGACGTCGACGGAATCAGGTCGATGCTGAACGCGCCACCACGGGCGCCCTGCAGCTTCGCAAGCTCATCGTCCGTCAGCCCCAGGCCACCGGGCACGTCTCCGCCATAGGTGACGGAGTCCGTGAACGGGCCGGTGGTCGTGTTCGCCTGACGGATGCCCTCCGGGTTGCGGAAGACGCGCATCACCATCGCGACGGTGACGTCCTTCGCCAGCTCGAGCAGGTCCGTGCGCGCCGGGGACTCGGCGGCTTCCGCATCGATCCGTGTCTGGATGTCGGGCACCCGGAACCGGATCTCCCGCTCGGCCTTGTCGATCCACTTCTGGACCTTCCCGGTGTCGGTGGGCGCACCCTCACCGATCCACGCGCCGGTCACATCGGTGGGTCCGGTCCAGCTCGCCATGATGCCTCCTCGTGCGGATGGGTCAGGGTGAGGAGGGACGGCGACCGTGGCCGCCGCCCCTCCCAGTCGCTCAGCTGCGCGTGAACGCGACCGAGTCGGAGTCGAGCTGCCCCTTGATGACTCGGACCGCGGCGCTGCCGGCCGTGCCGGCGGGAACCACTGCGGTGATCTGGGTGTCCGAGACCACGGCGAAGCTCGTCGCGTTGGCAGAGCCGAAGCGGACCTGCGTGGCATCGGTGAACCCGGTGCCGGTGAGCGTGATCGTGTCGCCAGCGGCGCCCGTGGTGGGTGCCACCGAGGTCAGGACCGGCTCCACCGGGGAGGCGCTGCCCGACGGCGTCAGCACGCCCGCGGGGAAGCGGGTGCCGTCGTCGCTGTTCAGTGCGGTGATCGGGTTCGCGCCGACGTAGCCGACTCGGAACACGACGCGCAGTGCCTTCGAGTCCTGCTGCATCAGGTTCACGATGACCTTGCCGTCGGCGTCCGAGATGACGCCTTCCTTGAAGACCTCGAACGTGATGTCCTGACGGATACCGATCACGAACTTCGACCAGTCGGCCGCGACGAGGGTGGCCTCGTCGGCGTCCCACGCGCCGTTGTCGATCTCGCGCAGCGGGAAGCCGTACAGACCGGGGCCGCCGTTGTCGCCGATCGTGGAGCCGTAGATCGGGATGCCGTCAGCCGAGCGCACCATGCGCAGCGACCACTGCAGGCCGGGGCGCGAGGCGAAGCCGTTGACGGTGTACCCGTCGAGGGCGACCTTCTCGCCGAGGGCAGCGATGTCGACGCCGATGTCCGCACCGGTGCCGAGGGCGACGGTGTTGCCGGCGTTGACTGCACCGGGAACGACGGCGGGCGTGGTCCAGGATGCCGGCTTGTCGTTGCCGAACAGCACGGCGGCGTCGACGGTCTGGCCGATCGCCTGACGCAGGTAGGGCTTGACCTCTTCCCAGAGGGGCACCTCCGCGTCGTCGAACAGCGCGTCAGGGATGACCACGATCGCCGCCAGCTCCTCGGCGGTGATGATCTGGTTCTTCCACTGCTGCTTCGTGGTCTGCTTGAGCCCGCTGTCACCGTTGACCCAGTACGCCTGCGGCAGAACCGACAGGACGGGCTGGGACTTGGTCTTGCTGGACATCGGGACGCGACGCATCAGCGAGAGGGCGGCCGAGTCCTTCGGCGCCTCCTGGATGATCTCCTTCGCGTGCTCGACGGGCACGAGCGCACCGGCATCGGTGCGGTTGACGGTTTCGTTGTAGCCAGCCATGGGCCGACTCCTTTCAGGGTTAGTTGACCGCGTCGCGCAGCCAGTCGGCTGCGGCGCGCTTGCTCTGGTTGCCTTCGTTCTCGACGTGCAGGCGCGAACTGTCGTTCTGCTGCTCGCCACGGAACGCGATGAGCGCTGCTGCCGATGCCTCGAGCTCCTCCTGCGTGCTGCCCGAGAGCAGCGCGGCAGGGACGCCCTTGTCGGCGGCGACCTCGGCGCGGAGCCGTGCGGAACGCTCGGTGGCGGCCTCTTGCTTCGCCTGGTCCCGTTCGTCCTGCAGCTTCTGCGCCTCGGTCTTCTGCGAGTCTCGGATCGTCGCCAGCTCGGCGGCGTCGGCCTTCAGCTGGTCGTAGTCCGAGTACTTCGCACGCTCCCGAGCGATGCGGGTCTGGATCGCCTTGTCGAAGTCCTCCTGCGACGTGATCGCCTGGAACTTCTGCGGCTGCTCCTGCTGCTGCTCGTTGGTGGTTTCTTCCGTGCCCGTGGTCTGGGCCGTTTCCTCAGCCATGCTGAGCCTCATTTCCGTTTAGGGGCCGTGCGCCCATGACCCCAGAAGCCGTCTGGGTGCGGGCACGGAAGAAACCGTGCAAGTCAATTGATCGGCGCGAGCACCTGCGGGTAGCGGCTACCCGGGCGGTCCTGGATCTCGTAGAACGTGGGCACCGTCGTGCAGTTGCAGTCGTCGTGGAACGACGCCGCGAGTTCCTGCGCACCTCGCGCGCGGATGCCGCCACCGATGCCGCCTGCGCTCCGGTGCCCGTCCTCGTCGAATCCTGTGCGATCTGACCCTCGGCCGATCACGGACCCTGCGGCCTCCTGCGACCTGTAGATGGGCCCGCGTCCGGCGAGCATGATGCAGAAGTCGCACGACTTGTGCGACTGCGCGCGCTCCGGATGCACGTGCCGCGACCAGCTGACCGCCGCTACCCGACCGGATCGTGCGTCCTCCTGGGCGAGTAGGTCGATCGTCTGTCGGGACGGCTGCAGCATGAGTCGCTGCGCTGCGCCCAGGAGCAGCGACTCGAACGCCTCCCAGTCGGCTTCGGCCGTGAACAGTCCATTGACTGCCCACCGCACGACGCCCTCGGACTGCTTCGTCTTCGCCGGTTGCGCGAACACCGCTCGCACGCTCCCCGCCGACGGTGGCAGATCGCGCACCATGTCGTAGAAGTCCGCGCCGATCACAGCCGCGGTATCGCCGAATGCCGTCATGAAGTCCGGGAAGTACCGCAACAGCACGTCACGGACCGCAGCCGGGTCGGAGGACAAGCTGAACGTGGAGAGCACGTCGCGGAGCTGCGCCTGACCGAGCGAGACCAGCGACGCCTGCGCAGTGCGGAACTCCTCGATCTGCGCAGACGTCGCCATGTCACTCCTCAGACTTGATCGTGATCGGCTGGCCCGGGATGAACTTCACCCCGTCCAGGCCAGCCATCCGCGCAGCGTCATCAGCTTCGACACCAGCACGACGGAGCACACCAAGCGCATCCGCCCTCGCCTTGAGCACCTGCGCGGCGCTCAGATCACTGGCTGGCTGGCTGGCTGGCTGGCTGGCTGGCTGGCGCATCCTGCCGAACGCCACGCGCCGCCTCCACCAACTGCGCGATCCGATCCGACGCACCATTCCGCTTCTGCTCCGCCTCCAGTTGCGTGATCTGCTCGAGCGACAGGCCGGCGTACTGCCGACCCACGCGCGTCGTCGCGAACGACGGATCCGCCGTCGAGAGTTTCGAGTACGAATCCGCGCGAGCCGACGGAGACACGATCGCCGGGTCCGTGAACTGTGCGCGCAACGTCCGTAGTTCGTCGGGGAGCTCTGTCAGCCCGTCTCGGAGCATGACGCCCATCTGCATCGCCGAGACCGCGCCGAACCCCCACAGGGTGTTCGCGTCACGCGTCGTCGTGATCAGCGTCTCCTTGGCCGCGAAGATCGCATCCGCGGACGACGGGTTCGACGCGTCAGCGAACCGCACTTCAAGGTCCTGGTCGTCGGCGAACAACGCCTGCCACATCCGCAGCTGCTCCGTGTGCGGCTGCGGGGATGCCCCCGTGAACCGGTGGAGAGCGGGCTGCTCGTCCTTGTCCTCGACATCGAGCGCTTTGATGCGCCCCATGATCGCCGACCACCGGTCACTTCCCACGAACTGTTCCACGCCGGGACCGAACAGGTAGGTCTCCGGTGACGCATAGAACTCCGAGTTGACTTCGGACCGCACGATCGACCGCAATCCCGCGTCGGCGAAGTACATGCTCGGGCGTGTGATGCGGGAGTGCCCGAGAGGTCGCCGCAGCTCGTACTTGTGCACGAGAGGCGCCACGGGTACACGACGCAGGTTGTGCGACAGCGTCCGGACCGTCCACCGTGCTCCGACCTTCTGGATCGTGTGCACCTTGAAGGGCGTGTAGACGATCATCGCGGTCGCTGCACCATCATCGTCCGTGTCAACGACCGACAGGAACGCGCGCAGTCGCCGACGACGTGTGTCCCACAGCGCTGCCGAGTCCTCCGCATCCCGCGGCATGATCAGCACATCCGGCTCGTCCGAGAGCGTATCGCCGTGCGTCACCGTGAGGAAAGCGCAGCCATGCACCGCTGACGACACCGATGCTGCCGGGAACTCGGTCAGGAACCGGTTGTCCCACATCAACTGCTCGACGCCGAAAGGGTCGTCAGCCCCCGATGCGGACACGAACCCCTCGAGGCGTGACCGGTCGGTGACCGCGTGGACGCCCTTCGCGTGCCACCCGAGCGCCGCCTTGATGCCGCGCATCTGCGGCGGCAGCGAGATTCCGAAGTCCTTCAGCGCCTTCTCGCCGTCGTACCGGGTCGAACGCTCGACGTTCATCGGACGCCGCGCCTGCCACACCTTGACCAGTTGCTTCAGCAGATCAGTGTCCTCGCCGAGGTCCACAGGTGGAGCACTGAGAATCATCGTCACAGGATCACCCCGCCTCCCTCGCGCGCATCGCGCGGCTTCTTGCCCGTCCGTGCGCCGTAGAGCGCGAGCGAGACAGCTTCGACCGGGGTCTCATCACCGGCCGGCGACGCCCACCCCCACGCCCCATCACGGGTGCGTTTCTCCTGGATCGACTTCTTCGCCGACTCGTCCAACTGCGCCTGACCTTCGCCTGCCAGGTGCGTCAGCGACAGCTGACCGTCGAGCTTCGCCTCACGCGCGGCCGCGGTCGACTGCTCGAGCAGCATGCCGCATGCCTCGAAGTACTGCGGCGACGACGCGACAACGATTCGCCGGCGCGGCACCTTCCGCTCGATGAGCAGCCGTTCCAGCACCAGCGCACCTGCCCGGCCCGACAGAACGATCGCCGAGGCGCGCTTCCACCGCGGCATTCCGTCGACCTTCTGCGCGAACCAGTCCGCGAGCGGCTGTAGCGCCGCATCCACCGGACCCTGCCGCGCGTCGATGAGCTCGACGTGTGCCCGCTCGCCCTCGACGATGCACCCGCCGAGGGACACCTTCATGCCGTCCGCAGAGAACGCGACACCGAACGCGCGCGCGCCATCGATCGGCGGCGCGTCGACGGCCAGCATCGGCCACGACTTCGACAACGGTCCATCGCCGTCGAGCTCCTCATCCCAGATCCCCAGTCCCTCACGGGACCAGTCGGCCGGGTCGGTCAGATTCTCACGCAGACGGAGAATCGCCTCCCACGGCGTGCGGTGCGGGAACGACGGATTCGCCTTCGCGAGCACCTTGCGGTCCTCGACGTCGTCGCCCTGGTTCGCCCCGACCTCCACCCACAGCGTGTCGAAGTCGACGACCTCGCCAGCTGCGCGGCGCTTCTTAACATCGAGCGCCTTCTTGCGACGCGCCTTGAACACCTCGGCCGGGTCATCCGGCTTCGGTGGGGTGCCCATGTAGATGATCAGCGGGTTCTTCACCGTGTTCGCTGCCGGGATCATGTCCGACAGCGCCTTCGCCTTCAGGATCTGGCACTCGTCGAAAACGACAATGCTGACGCCGGGGATACCGCGGCCGAACCCGTGTTCCCGGGCGCCGAACATGATCCGAGACCCGTTCGTGAAGACGATGCGCTGCTTTCCGTTGCCGCCACGCACCTGCCGGATGTACGGGGCGATGCGGCGACGCTTCGCCAGCGCCGACAGCGTCTCGAACGTCTCGTCCGACGTCGCCGAGTGGTGCGCGGTCCACAGCACCTTGATCCTGGGGAACAGGATGCACAGCGCGAAGATGATCGTCCCGATCGTGAACGTCTTCCCCACCTGCCTGCAGATGGAGATCAGCACACCGCCGATGCCGGCCGCGTACAGGCCACCCTCACGCTTCGCGAGGATTGCGCGTCCGAGGCCCTTCTGCCAGGGGTCGTGCTCGACCCCCATCTTCCGGCACTGCGCCTCGACGGCGGGGTATCCGGTCGTCTTGATTCCCGATGGCACCACCAGGTGCTTCGCAACGTCCGACAGCTTCGGCTCAGAGTTCGTCGGGGTCGAGGTCTTCGTCGGGGACGGACTCGGCATCAGAATCCTCCCGCTCCCGTGCCGCGAGATCCTCGAGCTGCTGCATCGTCTCGTTCAGCAGTCGCACGTTCGGCGGCAGATCCCTCGGCGTCATACCCGCCGCGATCTTCTCCGCGAGCTGATCCCGCAGCGCCTCGAGGTACGCCTTCCGGTTCCCCGACCGAGCCGCCTCGATCAGCGTCATCGGCGGCGGTGCGGCCGCGTTCATCCACGCCCGGAGCGTTGGCCGCGACACACCCAGAGCAGTTGCCACCTGGGAAATCGACTTGGCAGCCCGCGCCTTCTCCACAGCGTCGCGCTTGAACGCCTCGTCGTATGTGCGCCGCCCGCGAGATTTCGCGGAGGCAGGGGCCCCGACCGCGTGCAGCTGCGCTTTCGCATTCGCCATGGTCGCTCACCCCCTGGAAAGTGGAAAATCCCCGGGGAGAGATAGGCCCAATGCCGCGGGTGGGCCTGTGGGCCCGGGGAGGGGGGTGGGGTGCCCAGGGGTGGCCCGCGGTCACCAGATCGGGGATGCGGTGACGGTTCGGGTCGTCGTCTTGGCGCCGTGGAGCTTCTCGCGTGCTTCGGCGATGGTCATGTCGGACTTGAACTGGTTGCACTTGCGGTGCATCAGATGCGTGTTGCCCCGGTCGTAGGGTGAGCCGCCGCGTGAGCGTGGCACGTCCTCGTCAACCTCGCCTCGCATCGGATCAGGCATGCACCCGATGCAGTCCCGCGATGGGCACTTCTTGCCGTGCTCGCCGGCGATGAAGTTGAGAGTCTTGTCCACATGCTGATCACAGAGTGCACAGTCGTGCTCTTCGGCCTTCACCCGTGCGACGACCTGACGACGTCGGTGGCCGTTCGCGTTGTGCAGCGGGGCGACCATGCTGCTAGCCGAGGGTGAACGCGTGCCCGGTCGGGAAGCTGTCTCCCCACGCGATGCCACCATCCACGGTGGTCAGGTCGACGGCTACCCGGTTCCCGTCGGGGGTCACCGTGTTGACGCGGGACGGGCCCTGTTCGGACTGGACGATGTCCCCGTGGGTCAGCTGGGATGCGGTCTTCGTGGTCATGATGATCTCCTCTGGGTCAGCCGAAGCGGTTCGTGATGTAGACGCCGAGGCCGCATGACGCCGCAATGGACTGATCCTGCGGCATGATGACGTCTCGGCCTGCCCGCCCGGTCTGCTCGAGCGTCGCATTCGTCCACTCCGCGCCGACGACCCACGCGACGACGTAAGGGTCCTCGCCGGGTCGGACGACCTGCAGGTACTCGCTGATCGCCTTGCTCACCTTGTCACGTGCTTCGGCCGCTTCGGGAGTGAGGTAGCTCGGCTGCTGCTCATCGTCATCGTCCATCAGATCTCCTCCCCGTGGTGCCATGCCCGGAAGCGCGGCGCGCAGTCCGGATGCGTGGCCGGCGGGATGCGCGTGAACACCCACCCGATGAAGGGGCCAGCCCACGACATGCCACACGATCATCCCCGTCACGCCGATCGCCATGCCGGCCGCGAGCTTCACAGCTCCCCGATGCGGTGACGCTGATCGATGATCGTCGCGCCCTGGTCGAGCAGGCCGGCGAGGTAGCGGGTGCCGCAGCTGCCGCAGTACGCGAGCGAGCGGCCCGACGGCATCCGGGCGTACAGGTAGGCGCGGACCGATGGACCGCAGCGATCGCACGTGTCCTCAGCGACCTCGATGACCGTGGTCATGGCTCATCCGTGAGCTCATCGATCGGTTCGACCGGGTCGCAATGCAGGACAGCGGCGAACAGAGACGGACGCGGAACACCACACCCCGGGCAAGGCCACGACATGACCGCCTCCGCTCCGAGACCATCAGGAAGAGTTGCCACGCGACCCCATCAGCGGGTGCTTACCTGCCTCGGCGTGACGCATCGAGCGAACTGGGGACCGAGGTTCCAGACGTGGACTTCTGCGCACGACAGCCTGCAGGCCAGGGTCGGACCCTATCCGACCCACCCATCACGCGCATTGAGCGATCGACGGGGCTCGAACCCGCTACCTCCTGCTTGGAAGGCAGGTGCCCGGCCAGATGGGCTTCGATCGCGCTGCACCCTGACACGACGAAAGCCCCACCCATAGGCGAGGCTTTCAGTCACTTCTTGTGCAAGACACAGTCTACACACGATCCGCGGCCACGTTTCCCTGATCAGCTCGGCGAGTCGCCAGGAGGCGCTTCCCAACGCGGGTTCCATCCCATGAGTCGAACCCGGGGTTCTGCACCGACAGCGACGTACGACATCGGATGCTCCCCGCACCGGTGCAGTCCGCTGTGATCAGCGTCTCCCCCGCAGTGGTGGTCACCGGTGGGCGATGTCCACGCGAAGCGACACTGCGCAGTCATGATGCGCCACCTTCAGCTGATCCGTCGCGATGATGCGAACATGCGCAACCCACGATCTCATCCGTCTTCCCATCCAGCGCGCGGCCATCGCAGGCGTCATGCTTCCCATCCCGGCAGTCGGGCCCCAAGGTGCCGACCGGGCGGACGTAGTCGAAGGTGACGTACTCGTCCTCCCACGTCCAGTCCACGTCACCGTCCGGGAAGTCCTCATCGCGCAGCAGCAGCTCGTGCTCGACGCCTGCGTACGAGTCGGCCAGATCGGTCGCGTCGATCCACGGCTTGATCCAGCACTCGGCGTGGCTGGTGAACTCGTGGCCGCACGGCCAGTACTCGTGATCGCATCCGTCCTCCGGGTACTGGTGACACCATGCGCTCTCGTCCCCCGGGCAGATGAACTTGCCACCCTCGATGCGGTGCTGCACGGAGGGGAACGCCGACAGGTCGGGCATCGTCGGCTGCTCGGGCGTCGGCGCGGGCTCACTGTCCCGCCCCGCCACCTTGTCGCATGCAGGGCACCCGATGGTGTCGGTCTTCGTGATGTGGTCGTGCTCAGTCATGGCTCTTGCTCCCGTCCTCGCGGTCTGTGCGCTGGTAGTGCGCCCGGAGGTCGGCCAGTTCCTCGACGCCGAGCACCTCACGGCGCAACTCGTCCAGGATCGTCAGTGTGCGCTCCGTGAAACAGTCGGCTCGTACCAGCCGTTCCATCGCGAGATCGACACCGCGCAGCACGGGGTCGAGGGCGATGGGTTCCGATTCTCCGGGGTAGAGGTTCATGATTCGCTCCCGTTCTCGCGGTCTGTGGTGAACTCGTCACCGAACGGATCTCGGTGCATCCCGCGATGACCGCTCCCACGGACACACCGCGCGGACGGGCTATCCGAGAGCCGCTGATCAACATTCGGATCGAACTCCGGGCACCGACTCATCGCTCTGCACTCCCGTCCGGGCGGTCTGTGCCGCGTCCCATCTCGCCCAGGAACTCGCACCGGTCGAACTCGGCTTCAGCCTCGTCCGCGATCAGGCGGAGCATCGCCGCCACCTGGCGCGGGTTCTGGTTCGTCCAGATGCCGAAGTTCCCGGCCTCGTCCACGGCTACTTGGATCGCGGACGGACCGCGCCCTGGCGACGACTCAAACCGTGTGCCGGTGATGTGTGCGGTCTGATCGGTCATGATTCCTCCTGGCGTCCTGGTGCGGGGATGCACCGTTCGAAGCACTCGGTGATCCCAAGCGCGGATTCCTTCTCGGTGGGTTCGGTGCGGCTGTCGTAGAAGCCGTTCCGTGGCATGCCTGACACCTCAGCGAACCGGTGCACGACCGTCTCCACGCCGTCGGCGACATATCCGTGCTCGACAACCCAGCCGCTCACGATGCGCCCCCGTTCTCGGTCGTCTTCGGCCGCCCCACCCTGCTCTGCATCTCGTCCCGCACCCGCACGACATCGCCCCGCCGGAACATGCGCGTCATCACCCCGGCGATCACCACCGTGCCCTCGTGCTCGATCAGGCCCTTCCCGATCCACCGGCGCAGCGTCCGCTCCGACCCGGCCAGCTGTTCCGCCTGCAGCTTCGTGATCAGCGGATCCGACCACTCCGGCCGCGCGATCGCCACCACCACCGGATCCGGATCCGCCTCCCACGACGGCTCCCCCTTCGTGCGACGCTCCACACCCCACTTATCGACCGCGTCCTGCACCGACCAGAACGGGCGGACTCCGTCGACCAGCGGGTTCCGGTCCAGGAACCCGATACCGAGGATCCGGACGTTCTCGACGTCGTTCACCAGGTCCGGGAGGCACCGCTCGAGCTGATAGTCCGTGTGCCGGCCCCAGTCGTGCAGGGTGTGCCCCAGATCGTTCAGAGCGTCCAGGAGGTCCGCGTCCACCGGGGCCGGCGCCTCCACCTGCTGCGCACGACCACCCGGCGCCTTATCCGTCGGAGTCGCCTTCATCGGATCCGCCAGCGACCGCAGACGCCCATACAGGTCACCCGAATCACGGACCAGCGTCCGCAGCCGGTAGAAGCACGAGTCGCAGATCAGCGCGTGATCGCGGGCGGGACGCTCAGCACACCCCCAGCACTTCGACACGTACACCTCACCGGCCGCCTCCGCCGCCTGCACCTTCGCCTGCTCCTCGCACGCCGCGTAATGCAGGCCGCGCACCTTGCACCCGCGAATGCACACCCGGTCGCTCACGGTCACGTCCGCCATGACAGCACCTCCCGAACCTCGACATCCGGCCACTTCTCCCGAGCGCACGCCGCGGCCGTCCCCTCATGACGATGCCTGTGCCCACACCCGAACGCCTGATCGCCGATCACCGGGTCCTCGACGTGCAGCACCGCGACGACCGTGTGCGTCCCGTAGCGCGCCGACGTGTAGTGGTCCAGCTCAACTCGACGGTCAGACATAGCGCGCTCCCTCCACGACACGGCGGACTGTCCGCAGCCCTCCGCGGCGGCCGACGGCCAGCACGGAGAGCGCGGTGTGCTCACCGCTGAGCAGGGTGATCGCGAGCTCACGCTGCCACGGCATCAGCTCGACCCCGATGCTCCGCGCGAACGCGTCGACCTTCTCGGCCGGCGTCGGCTCCGGCGGGTCGGTGCACACGCAGTCCGCTTCGAGGTCAGGGTCACGGCTCACCATCACGAACCCGAACCCCTGGCAGATGCCGCAGTCCGGCTTCGGCTCAGAACGGCGTGTCATCACCGAACCCTCCCCACTGATCCGCCGGCGGCTCCGACGTCGCCCAGTCGCCGTCACCGGCCGGCGCGGATGCCGCCGGACGCTGACCGTCCGCGCGCGCCGCCCGGGTCACCTGCGCGGTCGCATACCGCAGCGACGGACCGATCTCATCGACCTCGAGCTCGATCGCCGTCCGGTTGTTCCCCTCCCGGTCCTGGTAGGAACGCTGACGGAGGCGTCCCTGCGCGATCACACGCATGCCCTTCGTCATCGACCCGGCCACGTGCTCCGCGAACTCCCGCCACACCGAGGCCCGCAGGAACAGCGCGTCGCCGTCCTTCCACTCCCCCGACGCCTTGTCCAGCGTCCGCGGCGTCGACGCGATCGTGAAGTTCGCCACCGGGAGGCCGTTCTGCGTGTACCGCAACTCCGGGTCAGCGGTCAGGTTCCCCACGACCGTGATGATCGTCTCCCCGGCCATCAGTCCGCCTCCTCCACGATCGCCGACTCGATCGCCTCTTCGGTCTCATCGGATTCAGCAATAGCCGTCAGGAGCTCGGCCATGTCGCGGAGGAAGTCACCCAGTTCGGCGTGCTCGGCCGCGTTCCCGACGGTGATCTTGATGTCGGTCGATGCGTCTTCTGAGTCGATTTCGACCATCAGGCGCATCGGGCCCACCGGACCGAACGCGACCGTCTGCAGCGACACCTCCGAACCGCTCGGCGGATAGTTCACGATGTTGATGCTCAGTTCGTCCTTGGTGCTCATGCTGCTGTCCTCCTCGATCCTGCGGCCGCCGCCTCCCGACGGACCCGCTGTGCTGTCTCTCGTGCTGTCTCCCCGGCCTCCGCCAGCAGGCGGACCCGGAACCGGTGGTCCTTCGCGAACCGCATCACCGTCAGGTCGATGAAGTCGCTCAGAGCGTCAGAAGACTTCACCCCACACCCCCTCGCCGTCGTCCTCGTCGTTCTGCTCGTGCCATCCGGCGAGACGGTCCTCGTACACCCGGCGCTGCAGCCACTCGTCGCGGAGAAGACGCCTGTCCCGGCAGGGCCCGCACTTCTTCTGACCGGCCCCGTGCGGCATGTGCTCGTCGCAGAACATCGGCGGGGCATCCCGCCCTTGCGGCCGCGCCCGCAGGCGCCCGGCCCGCGGGCCGCCGGCCCGGCTCGTGCCCCCCCCCCCCCCGGCCCCCCCCCCCCCCCCCGCCCGCCCCGCTCGCGCCCGCTCCCGCGCGCTCCCCCGCGCACCCGCACGCCCTCGCGCGCCCCCACCCATAGCCATGGGAACCCCATGGGACAGATGCGGCGGCGGCTCCGGCGTCGAGATGCGGGTATCCCGCAGGTCGATCTTCAGCGGCCGCAACAGCAGCAGCCACTCCACCGACTCCCGGGTCTCCGGGTCCGGGGCGACGAACGTCGTCAGGAACCCCGCTTCCGTCAGCAGCACCAGGTTCTCGAACACCTCGTCCGGCGTCAGGTCGAGCGTCGGATACATCGCCGCCGACAGCTCGCGCGGATCCATCCGCCCCCGACCCAGCGGGTCGAGGTTCAGCCACAGCCACATCGCCGACGGCTTCGCGACGTCCGGCACCGTGGCCAGCGTCTCGAGGTCGGCGGGGCTGATCATGCGTTGCTTGGTTGACATCGTTCCCTCTCGCGAAGCCCTCGATGCACCTGTCGAGAGCGAAGTTCAGATCCTCCGGCGCGACCGTGAAGCACTCCGTGAAGCCCTTCCCGCCTCGCCCGAGCACGTCCTCGGCATCCGCCCACGACGCGAACGCCTGCGGGAACCAGCGGCGCAGCACCCGCAGCGCCTCCCGCTCCCACGTCGCATCCGTGCCCCGCTGGCAGACGATCGGATACCATCCCCTATCCAGCCACCGCTGCACCCGCGACCACGCCCACGCCCGACCGACCTTCAACGTCATCGACGCCGGATGCCAGACGACGTAGGTCATCGCATAGGTCGGCATGCTCATTCGGTCACCTCATATCCGGCGGCCGTCGCGCACGCCTCGCACAGCCGGCGCAGGTCGCCGTGGCGGAAGCCGTAGAACTTCGTCCGCATCAGGATCAGGTACTCCGGCGTCTCGATCGAGCCACACCCGGCGCACTGCAGCCGGTACGGGGCGATCCCGACGACACCGGACGTGAAGCCCGGGACCGTCGGCAGCATCTCCACGCTCATCGCATCCCCCGCCCGTCGGCACCGAACATCCGGTGCGCCTGCCACCGCATCCACTCATCCCCGTACACCGAGCAGCCCATCTCCATCGCCACAGCCGACGAGATCCGCACCCGAGTCACACCCTCGAGCCGGAACCATCCGAGCTCGCCCGGGTAGTAGACAGGTACCCGCTCGGGGCTCTTCACCCAGCTCCGCACCTTCCAGCCGTGCGAGAGCGCCGAGTCCTGCATGTCCGCCTCGCACCGCTGGTTGCACACCGCGCACAGGGTCAGGCCGTCCACCGGCGGCGGGAGGATGCCCTTCGACCCGCGCGTTCCCACTGCGCGACGGTGCTGGAACGTCAGCGGGTCCACCCCACCGCACATCACGCACCGGTAGCCGTCACGCGTGTACGTGTCGGTGCGGGTCTGCTTCGTCGGGGCGGTCACGCTGCCAGCTCCCATGCCATCCGAGACCACATGATCTCGAGCGCCGCGTACGCCTGCTGAGGGACGACCCCGTTCCCACACGCCTTGATCGCCGGGTTCCGCCCGAGAATGTCGGTCACCCATCCGAGCTGGTAGCCCATCATCCACTCCGGGAACACCGCCGCGAGACGATGGTTCCCGTTCTTCCCATTCGGGAGAGTCGGAGCCGGTGCGGGACGGGTAATCAACTCCCACAGACGCACCGCAGGCTCGTACTCGCCCCATGAGAGTTCGCCGACCACGTTCCCCTGTCGGTCGCCAGTGTCGTCACGTTCAGCACCGAGGGCGTACATCGTCTCTGTGCCGGACGCGCCCCGAGAAGCGCGCGGGGTCGGCAGCAGTCGCCCTTCCTGCGCAGCGACAGCCACGCCGGGCAGAAGCATCTCGTCCGAGCGAGCGCCCGAGCGTGACGCGTGACCGCCCTGCATGTCCGCAACCTGCGGAGTCGGAAGGAGACGTGCATTCGGGCGGCGCCCAAGATCCGTGCGCACCACAGCATCCGTCAGGGTGACGTTGCTCGTGCTGCTCCCGCCTGATCCCGCCTCATCCCGGGCTGTCGGCGTCTGGAGCAGCTGAACCGCGATAGCGAGCGGCATACCCATGCCGTTGCCGTTGATCCCCCTCGCCTTGACCCGCTCGCGCCGTGCAAGCCACGTGTCCGCCCCCTCGCCGTCGTTCGCGTTCGACGCGGACGGCGTCGGGAACAGCCCTACAGGTGTGTCAGCACGTCCGCCAACGATGGCTGATGGCCGCCCGCCCTGCGTTTCTCGGGAGACTGCACCCCACCTCTCGTCGAGTCGTACGCCGCGGGCGTAGGCAAGAACGAAGACCCGGAACCTGCCATGAGGGGCGCCGATGTCGGACGCGAGAAGACCATGCCATTCCGCATCGAACCCGAGGGCGGAAAGGTCTCCGAGTACACGTCCAAGTGCTCGAACATTGGGAGAATGGCTGGCCCCTCCATCGGGGTCCACACATCTCGGGCAGAGTCCCAGCGTGCTATCGGATGCGGACTCGGCGCATCCGGAGAGTAGGCCTCGGACATTCTCGATCACCACCACTTTCGGACGCAGCGCGTCGATTGCTTTCACGAAGTCGGCCCACAGGCCTGACCTGGTGCCCGGGCGCATGCCTGAGCGGCGGCCGGCGAGGCTGAGGTCCTGGCAGGGGAACCCGCCACAGAGGATGTCGACCTGCTCGACTGTCGACCATTCGACGGCTGTCACGTCACCGAAGTTCGGTACTCCGGGCCAGCGTGCGGACAGCACCTTCGACGGTTCTTCGTCGAACTCGCAATGCCACACCGTCTCACCGGCGAAGAACGCCTCAACGGCCATGTCCAGGCCGCCCACGCCGGAGAACAGCGAACCGATCTTGAGGGCGCTCATTCGTCGGTCTCCGTCTTGGAGGGCTGGATCAGCGCGGACCCGAACAGCACCCCGCCGGCCCAGAAGTCGAGCAGGGCGGGCCCGGGCTTGCCGTCGGTGCCGCGGGTGTAGTGGATCGTGGGCGGGTCGGTGATCGCGGTCGCGAGGGCGCGGGCGTCGGCGAGGAAGTCCAGGTTCACCGCGGACGGCGGGCCGGGCTCGGCGACGCGGGCAGCGTCGATGAGGCGATCGGTCGGCGGGTAGGCGTCGGCGCGGAGGGGTGCGTCGAACCGGGCGGATGGTGCAGTGTCGTCGTCCCACTCCCGGTAGATGACGGTCGCCCAGCCGGGGTGGGTGTGCTCGTCCGGCATGGCCGGGACCACCAGCTGCAGTACGGCGACCGGTTCGATCAGCGCGTCCTTCTTCGGCCTGAACGTGCGCACGTTCTTCCCCGCCCAGACGAGCAGGTCGTGCGGGATGACGACGTCGACCGGGTGCACGGGTGCGTGCAGGGGCAGGTGCAGCTGGTGCAGCCGGTAGCCGTCGGTCGCGGTGCACACGGCAGTGAGCCCCTCGGCGACGATGTGCGCGTGGCAGCGGACGCCGTAGATCTCATCGGTCGCGGCCGCGGCGAGCAGCCCGCGGGAGAGCCACCCCATGTCCGGGGTCGACATCTTCAGCTCGTGGACGACGGTGACGTCGGCCGCGTCGATCGTGGTGGTGCTCATGCGATGACTCCCGTCAACTTCTGGTACTCGATGTCGGCGAGCTCGATGCTGAACTCGCGACCCTGCAGTCGGGCGTTGTCGCCCTCGTGAGCGCACGCCTTGCATCGCCTCCATCCGCGGTCGGATGCTGCGCCTCCCGCGAGGTTGTTCCCCTCGAGCAGGTGGTTCCGCTTGCAGTGCGTCTTCTTCGCGTGATGGTGGTTCCCGTTGCGCACGGTGTCGTAGTTGTTTGCCGAGGGCGTGTCCCACCGCAGGTTGGTCAAGGTGTTGTTCGTGGTGTCCGCGTCACGGTGGCATCCCTCCATTCCCTCGGGGCAGGGCCCGACGAACGCCTCGAGCACGAGCCGATGCACCAGCCGCTGCGCGCCCTCACCATCCCGGTAGAGCGTGATCTTCCGATAGCCGCGAGAGGACACCGGATGGAGCTTGAGGACGCGACCGCACCACGGATGCCCGGTGCGATCCACGCGATCGAGTGACCGCACGCGCCCGAGGTCGCTCACCTCGTAGGAGCCTTCGTACCCGACGACCGGCCGCCACTGCTCAGGCATGATGCACCTCGGCGCGCACGTTCGCATTGAGCGATCTCAGGATGTCGATGTCGGTGGTGAGCGACTTGCGCAGGTCGCGGCCGAACTCGAGCTCGAGCTCGGCGTCATCGACCGCCTCGCGCGCCTCGACAACAGGCCCGTCGACGTCGGAGAACAGGCGCGCGTCGGTGATGTTGAACCCCGCCTGCCGGGCGTCCCGGTACGCCTTGCCCTTCGCGATCAGCAGGTCACGCTTGGCGGCCTTCACCGCCGCGGACAGGTCCTTCAGCACGGCCGGGGCGTGGCCGATGCGAGCGCGTGCGATCTGCAGTGCCCCGGCCACCTGGACCGGCGACGGGAACATCGCCAGCAGGTCCTCCTCGGACAGGTTCACCAGGTCGAGCGGCACGAGCTCGAGCACCGCCGGGGCGTCCTCGACTTCGCCGGTCACGGGGTTGATGTGCTCGGTCATCGCTTCCCCTTCTTGCGTGCCGCGGCACGGCGGGCCGCGCGGTTCGCCGGCGGCAGGTGGTCCTGCGGGGCCGGGCGCGCGGGCTTCTCCGGGCTGATCGTCGTGGCCGCGACGTCGTGCACCTGGACGGATGCCGCGATCGCCGGGGTCTCCCATGCCGACGCGGCATCCGCCACCGTGGCCGCGATCTCCCGGCGGCGCGCGCGCAGCGCACGATGCAGGTCGGTTCCTGCCTTGTCGGGGGTGAAGATCCGTGCGGCGCGGGCGTCCTTCTCGATCGCGTCGAGCAGGGTCGACGACTCGGCGTCGGCGATCTCCGCCGCCCAGTCGCGCTCCGTGGGCGCGGCGTCAGCCTCCGGCGCGGCATCGAGCAGCGCGCGGTCGTCGCCCTCGTCCTCGATGACGATGTCGCCGAGCAGCTCCCGGAACGTCTGCCGGTAGCCGACCATGCGGGCCGTGCGGCCGAAGTGGCGCATCGGCGCGCCGACCCACTTCCCCGCCCAGAACTCGTCCGCGCGCGGGACCTGCTCGTCCCACCGGATCGTGACCTTCGTCGGGATCCGCACGTCCTTGCGGAAGACCTCGACGCGGGCGAACTCCGGGAGCGGGTGCTCGGTCGATGGCGCCCAGGTCTCGGACCAGGTCTCGCCGTCGTTGGAGAACTCGACGGGGCCGGTGCCGTCCCACAGGCCGGAGCCGTGGACGATGCGCTCGACCTCACCGATCGTCTTCTTCTCGATCAGCTGCTCGCTCATCTCATGCCTCCTGGAATCGGAGCGACGTCGTGCGCCGCACCTTCGGGTATTCGTGCTTCAGCAGCTCGGCGCGCTCCTTGGCGCGTGCGACGTCGGCGACCCAGCTGCGGAACAGGGGCAGCGAGTCGGCGGCGAACGCGTCCTCGTCGATGCCCGTGGTCTCGGACACGCTGACCTGGAACCCGCCGGCCTCGCGGATACCGACCGCGCCGAACCGTTCGGCGTGCGGCATGCTCTTCGCGATCGCCTTCTTCAGCGCGTCGGCGGCCTTCTTCTCCGTCTTCGTGAGGGCGTCGAGCTCGCGCTTCAGCGGGGCCCACTCGTCGAGCGCGGCGGCGACATCCTCGGGGAGGTCGTCGACGTCGGGGCATCCGGCGTCCCGCCACGCGATGAACAGGTCGGCCCGGTAGACGAGGAACGCGATCATCTCGTCGTCGCGGGGGACGTCGATCCAGGTGGCGCCGTCGGCGGGCGGCTGGTCGTCCTCGTCGCGGATCTCGTACCCGTACAGGCCGGACACTGCGCCGAGCACGTGCTGCTGCCACTGGTTCTGTTCCATGTGGTCGCGCGGGATCCCGGCGAACTTGTAGCCGTGCTCGTGGGACTTGACCTCGACCGCCACGATCGAGCCGTCCGAGTTCGCGCCGATGCCGTCCGGGGTCGCCCGGTGGAGGTCGTTCTCGAGCGACGCCCAGAGTGCCCGGTTAGGGGTGACGGTGTGCAGCTGGTCGGCGGCCTCGTCGAGGAGGGCATCCTCGCGGGAGTGGCCGGCGGCCGTGGCGCGGTTCCCCCGGAACGTGGAGCCGTTCATCATCTGCTCGAGCACGCGCCGCCACGTCTTGATGCCGCCGTGCGCGATTTCCGAGATGATCGACGCCGTCGGGCCCTCGCCACGCTCGAGCATCCACACCGTGCGCGGGGCGTCCTCCGGGACCACGATGCGGGCCGCGGTGATCTGCGGGGTCATGCGCTCAGCCCCAGCATCGCCTCGACCTGCGTCCGCTCGGCGGCGTCCTGGACGTTCCGGGCGACCATGCGGCGGGCCGCGTCGCGGTCCTCGTCCGTCGCCGGTGCCGGCGTGATCGGGATGTTGTGCACGTACCCGCTGCTCATTCGAACTCCTTCAGGGGGATCAGGTCGACGTCGGTGTCGTCGTCGTTCATCAGGACCCGGTAGCGGCCCTTCGGGATCCGGTCGCCGCGGTAGATGTGGCGCAGCAGGTCGCAGTCGAGGAGGTCCCCGGTCAGGCGCTCGGTGAGCGGGTGCTGCAGGGTGAACGTCTCCCCGTCGGAGCGGACGATGTGGTGGTGGCCGCCGGACATCTCGATCAGCACGGCGATCGCGACGGATGCGGAGTCGTCGGCGATGCCGCGCCGCTCGCCGGCGGCGATGTACTTCCGGTGCGCGCGCAGGTTCTTCTGGATGCCCTCCGACACCAGGGCCGTGATCATGTCCATCTGGCTCATGACGCCACCCGCCATGTCGCGGCGCGGCGGCCGGACTTCGTGCGGCCCTCACCGTCACGGATCACGTGCCCGTCGTCGGCGAGCTGCTTCAACGCGGTCCGCAGACGGGATGCCGTGTACGTGTGCGCGGACTGGCCCTGCCAGGCGCGCTGCACGTGACGGGACTCGATCTGCTCCGCCGTGATCGGGGAGGTCTCGTCAGCGAGGATCGCGAGCACTTCCAGCTCGGATGCCTCCCGACCCTCCGGGGTGATCGAGTCCGCCGCGGCGTGCGACGTGACCGGGTCCGTCTTCCGGGCCCTCGCGGTGTCACCCGCGGGCAGGATCGCCGGGGCGCTCACGCGACCATCTCCGAGCACCCGTCGTGCGACTCGACCCAGGCGTCCCAGGCGTCGCGGTTCTCGCCCTCGTACAGGGTGCCGCGCGCACCGCACGGGCAGGTCATGCCTGCGATCGGTCGCGGCTCGGGATCCAGTGCTGGGACTCCGACGAGACGCACATGTGCGGACGCCGACACCGGCGTCATCGCCACGACCTCGACGGGCTCGATCGCGTACAAGCGTCCGTCGATCTCCTCAACGGTCTGCACGGCCTCCTGCAGGTCATCGAGCAGGCGACGGCGCCCGCCCAGGGTGGCACGTCCAGCGCGCGTTTCCACGGCCAGGAACGTAGGATTGGCGGTGATGGACAT